TATGTAGGCCAGTCAGTTGTGGTTGCAGATTGTGGCGCAAATTTCAATGGCACAAAAACCATCACAAAGGTGACCGAATATTCAATGTCATTCGCTGGCACTGGCGATGATTACCCTAAGCATGGGATTGTCCCATCAGGCACAGTTAGTGCCACACAATACATTGACTATGACGATGTGCCTGAAGTCCGCGAAGCAGCCCTTGCAATCGCCAGCGACATTTGGATCACTCGCACAGGCACACTAGGCCAGCAGGGTGTGGACTTTCAGAGTCCAGCCCCGTACCGCTTAGGCCGATCCCTATTTACCCGAGTTTCAGGCTTGCTAGGTAAGTGGATGGATACCAGGGGAATGGTTGGCTAATGGCTAATCTCGCCACCTACCGCGCAAACCTTGCCAGCACTCTTGCAGCCGCTGGTCGAGTCGTTTACGCATGGCCAAATGAAAACATCACACCACCAGCCATTGTGATTGTGCCTGGATCGCCATACATCACAGTTAGTGCCATTGGTGGTGCGCGTTGCAATGTGCGTTTCGACATCACTTGCATTGTCAATGCAGCCGATAACCAAGCGGCTTTGGCAAACTTGGAAACCCTAATTTTGTCGGTTACCGATTTGTTATCCAATAACATTGCGTTTTTGGGTGGATGGTCGCAACCGTCAGTCACGCAGATCGGCAATGCCGACATGCTTATCAGCCAGATCAACATCGAGATGGTTATAACCAACTAAGAGAGGTAATAATGACCGCCGTATACATCACAGGCCGCGCATTGACACTAACCATCAACTCGGTGTCATACGCTGACCAGGCATCAACAGTGACCCTAGAAATGGAAAACAACCAGCAGGTGTTGGAAGTTTTATCAGGTCGCGCATACAAGACCGTAGATAAGACCGCCACACTAAATGTGGAAATGTATCTTGATGACACATCAAGTGCAGGCATCATCAGCGCACTTTGGGATGCTGCCAAAAACGCACCAGATACTGCATTGGCTTTCAGTTTTGATGTCAATGGTGACACATTTACAGGAAACCTATTCCCGGTATTTCCAACCGTTGGTGGCGCGGCTACTGACGTATTAACAACATCTTTGAGTTTCGTAGTCGAGGATGGCTCGGTTACTCGGGCTTAACTAACAGAACAGGGCAACTCTTATGCAATACACAATTACTACAAAACAGGGCAATAACTACATAGTGAGTACCGACTCAACTTGGTTATGGATCGAAATCGAGCGAGAACTTGGTTACACGATTACAGAGGCCGAGGACAAGTTACGGGCAGGATCGCTTGATGTCTTAACCTGCATGTTATTTAAGGCAGCAAAGGCGCAAGGCCATACAAACTTACCAAATCAAAGAGTTTGGGTTGATAATGAGTTTGAGGGCTTTGAGGTGGTCCAAGAGGTCCCAAAAGAGAGTTAAGGGATTTGCTGGTGCGGATAGCAGTATCCACCGGCATCCCATTAACTGACTTAATGAGTTGGTCGCTCGCAGATATAGCAACAGCGTTAACGCTCATAAAAGAAAGGAACGGATACTATGGCTAACACTCGAACAACCATGACAGTCCGGCCCGATCTGACTGATTATCGCGGTTTGTTAAAAGCCTTAAACCAAATGGATAAAGAGGCGCAATACGCTTTAAAAGAGGATGTTTATTCCATCAGCGGTTGGACTGCTCAAGGAATCAGACAGGCTGGGTATGCGCATCCTTACTATCCAAAACAGGCCGCCATTGCTGCTGCAACTGTAAGACCAGCGCGGGACCGTGTACCAACCGTTTATGTGGGTGGCTCAAAAGGTCGCGCATCAGGTGGCGCAAATGCTGGGCAAATCCTATTTGGCAACGAATTTGGTGGCGATCGCAACGCCTGGGGAAATAAAAGCGCATTTCCAAATGGCGGTTATAGATTTCCACCACGCACAGCGCGTGAGGGTCGTGGCAATACCGGATACTGGATATTCCCAACACTCAAGGCAATGCAACCTGAAATCAAACGGCGTTGGTTTGCCGCTTGCAATAAAGTAATGGATAATTGGGCTAGGACAAGTTAATGGCTGATACACGCACACTGAAACTCTCGTTACTTGCCGATGTCCAAAAGTTTTTAGATGGCATGGACAAAGCCGATAACACTACTAAAACATTTAGTAACAAAGTCGGTAAATATTCCAAGGCTATGGCTGCATCTTTTGCGGCTGCTGGTGCGGCTGCTGGTGCATTTGCCATCAAAATTGGCATGGATAGTGTCAAGGCCGCAAGTGATTTGAGCGAGGAAATTTCCAAAAATCAAGTCATTTTTGGTGAGGCATCCAAGGAAATCCAAGCATTTGCCGAAACTGCCGACAAAGCATTGGGTTTAACCAAAAAAGAGGCTTTGAGTAGTGCATCAACTTTTGCGGTACTTGGCAAAAATGCTGGTTTAACTGGCAAAGATTTAACCAAATTCAGCAAAACATCTGTAACATTAGCCAGCGACTTGGCATCTTTTTACAACACTAAAGCCGAGGATGCTATTGCGGCCATTGGTTCAGCAATGCGCGGCGAGGCAGAACCGATCAGAAAATACGGCGTTTTAATTTCAGCGGCAGCACTAGATCAAGCAGCATTGAATTATGAAGCGCGAACGGGCACTGAACTTGAGCGCGACAAAAAGAATCAATTAACCGAAACATCAAAAGTTTTGGCACGTTACCAGGCAATCTTGGATCAAACCAAGGATGCCCAGGGTGATTTTAGCCGCACATCAGAGGGTTTAGCAGCACAACAAAAAATCCTTAATGCACAACTTGAAAACTTAAAAACGACAATGGGTGTAGGCCTCTTGCCAATAATGAAAGAGGTCGTGACACAGGCCAATTTTGTGGCATCCGCATTGGGTGGCAAAGACCCTGAAAGTTTATCTGAACGCGCAAGAGAATTGGCTGGAACTTATGATGGTCAGGGTGCTGGCGCATACAATTTAGGGCTGGCCTTAAAAAATGTGGCATCAGCATTTGGCGAAATCTTTAAGGCATTAAATAGTCCAGATTCAAAAACTGGCTCAACTGCCTTACAAAATTTGGCCAATGGATTAAACGACATAGCGGCAGCACTTAATTTGGTTACTGATGCTTTCAAGGGTTGGCAAAAGTTTTACAATTCAGTGCCAAAGGGTTTGCGCGATTTTATGAACCCAGTTGCTCGCTTAAGCGGATATTTAGATTTTGCAACAAGTGGTGGCTCACGCGCTGCCGGTGGATCGGTATCCGCTGGCCAGCCTTATCGCGTTGGTGAATTTGGCCCTGAAATGTTTGTCCCAAATGGCTCGGGATCAATCCGCCCAGACAATGGCGGCAATGGCGTGACCATTATTATGAATGGTGTCATTGATGGTGAGTCTGCTCGCCGTAGTATTGAGCGACTGCTACAAGACTCCTCACGCCGCACAGGTGCGATCAATCTTGTTGGGGCAACATTGTGACCACATACGATCCGTATCCGACAGTTACTTTTGGCGGTTCCACAACATACGCGGATAACACAATTTCATCAATTTCAATCCGCAGCGGTCGTAATGACGTAACCGAGCAACCCCAACCAGGATTTGCATCAATTCAGTTATGGACAGATGCTAGTCAGCCTTTGAATGTGGCTTTGAGTCAATCGGTGTCTATCGCCATTGACAAAGGCACCACAGGCACACAGCAAATCTTTTACGGCACAATCTCGGACATTGACATCAGTTTGCAAGCATACGGATCAGATGGCTCAATCGCCGTGTATAGCATCACAGCCATTGGCCCATTGGCTCAACTCAACCGCCGCTTGGTTGGGTCCACAAACTATGCAAAAGAGTTTGACGGCACACGAATACTAAACATTTTAACCGAGGCTTTTTTGACCGAGTGGGATGATGTTTCGCCAACGCTTACTTGGGCGCAACTGCCAACCGGCGCAACTTGGTCCAGTTACGATGCAGTGGGCCAAGACCTTGTTGATAGCCTCACAGGCAACATTGATGTGCCTGGGCAATACGAATTGATGGCTTACAGTGGCGGCGAAACCGATGCTTATACATTGGCAGGAATTGCGGCCAACTCGGGTCGGGGTGTGCTTTGGGAAAATGGCACAGGTTCATTGCATTATGACGATTATGCAGCCAGGTCTAGCGCAACACCATTAGTGCTTACTGCTGATGATTTATTGGCCAACGGCCTACGGACCGCCGCACAATGGGGCGAGATCGTAAATGATGTTACTGTGACCTATCGTTCAGGCGATGCAAATGCGCGTGATGAGCAGTCCATTATTTTGTATGGACAATTATCGGGCACACGCTCAACCGTTTTGCACAACCTTTCCGATGCCCAGGGGCAAGCCGCCGATTTCCTAGAATCACGCGCTTACCCAAGAATGTATCCAGAACAACTGACAATCCCACTGCACTCGCCAACAGTCAGCGATGCCACACGCGATGCCCTAGCCGCCGTCTATAACGGCCTAAGGGTTAGCACGACAGAATTGCCAGCAGTCTTTGGCACGTCTTTTGATGGCTTTGTCGAGGGTTATACATGGAACTTGACCAGATACACCGCTGAATTGGCTTTGACCTGCTCGGCATATTCCGAAACTTACTCATCCGTAATCTGGTATCAAATACCACCAACAACAACTTGGGCAGGGTATACTCCAAGTACGACAGAATGGCAGGATCTATAAATGGCAACTACTACCCCAAATTATGGATGGGATGTTCCCACATCGACTGACTATGTTAAGGATGGGGCCAGCGCGATTGAAACCCTTGGCGATGACATTGATGCCACGCTTTGGACTGCCCTTGGCGGTGCTTACCCTGGATTACGTTTAGTTAAAAAACAAACAATCGGATCTGGCGTTTCAAGTGTGACGATAACTGGAGCATTCAGTGCGACTTATGATTGTTACAAAATTATTGTTTCAAATGGAACTGGTTCTGGAGATACATATTTCAACCTAACTTTAGGCAGCACAACAAGCGGTTACAAATATGTTTACACGCACGTTGGTTATGGAAGCACTTCACCTTATTACGAAAGTAGTGCAAGTGCTGCACGCTGGGAATACATGGGAGTGGTAAACACTACCGATTCCTTTACCGATATAGATTTGCAAAGTCCGTTTTTAACAAAATCCACAGCCGTGAGACGAACTTTTGCAAACAACGGTGTCAGTGGTTGGGTAAATGGGT